GTCAAACTGGTCAAGCTCCTCAAACCACGCAATGCCGATGTAACCAAACGGCATTTTGATCGACTTTACCTTGCCTGGGTCGTCCATGCCAAAAAAAAGCACCTTTTGCCCGGTCGGCAAATAGGTGCATTCCATCGGGGACACTGTGCATCTGAACCTATCGTGCAGCCCCAGCTCGTTAATCGCCCATACAATCTGAGCGTATACACTTGTGCGTAAAGTATTTGCAACCCGGCGAAATACCGCCGCATGGCATTGCGGATGCTTGAGCAGCTGCAGGATAAGCTCGATGCTCACAAAGCTGGACTTTGTGCTTCCGCGCCCGCCCTTCGCAAGCAGCTCTTTAACGTTCCCGGCCTTGATTTGCCGGTGCACGTCTGCAAAACAGGGCGAAACCATATCAGATAGTTTATAAGTCGTCAATGATCTGCACCCCGCTTTCAACTACTTGTTCGGGTTCGTCTCTCTGCCCAAGATACTGTTTCCCGAGCCAAATTGCCATGCTTGCGTTCTTTGCGGCCAGCTTAAACTGCATCCGCCGCAGGCTGGATTTCCCCCTCTGGCTTTTGCTTTTATATGTGTCCGCAAAAGTTGCGCCATATGTCCGTTTACACCAGCGGTTTATAGTGTCCTCGCTACACTCCAACGCTACACAAATCTCCGCCTCTGTGCATTGGATACCACACAGATTCTCAAACAGATTTTGATCGATTTCTTTCCGAGGGCGTCCTGTTCTTGCCATAAACGCCCTCCTTTTTCTTTTGGCGTTTGATAAACTTTTCCATGTCCCGCTTCAAGTACGGGCTGTTTGTCTTGGCGATAATCGCTTTTGCCTCTTCAATCGTCATGCAGAAGCACCGCCTTTTTGCCCGTGAACTTTTCCCAGCGATCAATAATTACATCGGCATACTTGGGATCATACTCCATGCAGAAGGCGTGTCTGCCATTCTGCTCCGCTGCCATAATTGTTGTGCCCGAGCCAGCAAACAGGTCGAGAACATTCTCACCCGGCTTACTGGAGCACTGCATCTGGTAATCAAACAGCTTAATCGGCTTCATAGTCGGATGCTCTGCAGATTTGACAGGCTTATCGAAATTCAGTACAGTTGTCTGTCTGCGGTTCTTGAAGAAGTAGTGCTTCTTGCCTTCCGTCCATCCATAAAGGCAAGGCTCGTGCGCGTCATCTTCAATTTCGCTCTCACCGTACAGGCAGGGCTCATGTTTCCACTGGAAATCCTGTCTCCCCATCACAAGGGAGTTCTTTACCCAGATCAGGCACTGCCGTACACGCAGCATTGCGTCTTTACACGCACCGCGAAAGTTATACCCCTCGCTGTCTGCATGCCAGATGTAGAACGGAGCACCGGGCTTCATGACCATTGCCGCATTGGAGAATGCATCTGTCAGGAAACGCCTGAATGCCGTATCCTCCATATTGTCGTTCTTAATCTTCCCGGCGGTGCCCTGATAGTCCACATTGTACGGGGGGTCTGTGAGCAGCAAATCCATTTGTGCCCCCCCCCACGAGCTTCTGTACGTCTGTCAAAGACGTGCTGTCTCCGCACATAAGGCGATGGTCTCCAATCTGGTACACATCGCCCAACTTGCTCTTAGGCTCTGCCGGTAAAACAGGTTCGTAATCATCCTCGACAACGGAATCGTCTAGCTCGTCCCGCAGCCCCCAGTCAAAGTCAAAATCCGACAGGTCAAGCCCCGGCAGTTCCACCGACAGCAGGTCAAAGTCCCAATCGCTCTCGTTGCTCTTGTTATCGACCAACCGCAGCGCCTTGACCTGCTCCTCTGTCAACTCGTCAACGCAGACGCAAGGCACGTTTTCCATGCCCAGCTTCTTCGCCGCCAGCGCGCGGCAATGTCCGATGACGATCACGCCGTCACGATCAATCACGATTGGCTGCACAAACCCATACTGGCGGATACTTTCTGCAACGTTGTCAATCTGTGTCTTGTCGTGCTTCTTCGCGTTCTTTTCATATGGCGTGATTTCGGATAATCGTTTCTGTACAATGTTCATTTCGCACCCTCCACTAAATAAAAAAGCCCACACTATCTGTGTAGGCTTTTTTGTCTGTAAACCCCTTGCGCCGTAAAGCGCGTCCCGCCCTCCGAGCTTATCCTGTGCCCGGCTCACCCATTGGTTGGGCTGGCAGGGGTCGAACCTGCAATGCGGGAGTCAAAGTCCCGTGCCTTGCCGTTTGGCTACAGCCCAATAAAAAAGCCCCGCATGGTACGCATCAGAGAGAGGCGCGCGGGGGTGCCTGCCGGGAACTCCACCTTGCGTCCAAGCTGGATTTTTTACCGGGTCATCGGCTTTGGAGCCGTCAGAAGGTCTCGAACCCTCGGCCTGCTGCTTACAAGGCAGCCGCTCTGCCAACTGAGCTATGACGGCATATTGGGGCGTTTCCGCCCCTCCTACTTTGCGTGTAGGGCCGCCCGTGTGAACTTACCCGCCACACGGCACGGGGAACAAAACCTTTAGCTTTGATTTGGGTACCAGCCTCACAAAGCCCGTGAAAGCAGGCTACAATGCCGCCTGCTATGGCAAAGTGTCGGTGTGTATGCCATAGGCGATGCACCGAGTACACCGCCGCAGGGAGGACGCTATTTGACAAGCAGGGCGCAAACGAACTGCACAAAGATCGCTTCCTGCTCGCTGGCATATCACACGCCACCCGACTAAAAAAGCGCCGGGCAGCAATGCCGCCGGGCGCTTTCCTTCTTCACTGCTTCTATTATAACACCCTGTTTTTGTGCTGTCTAGCGTTATTTTTCGCAGTACGTAACATCTCGTATACAAATGTAATTAAACTATATAGCCATTCAGCAGTTTTTCGAGGTTTTCCATCGCGCGGTTGTGCAGCGCCCGCGCCCAGCTGTAAGACTTGCCGCGCTCCCACGCTGCCTGACCAATGGAGACATGCTTGCCGTATACGGCGTTAAGCATCCAAAACTCGTCTACTTGCAGCTTTTCGAGTGTTTTTGTGATCTTGTGCCGCTGTGCCTGCAAGCTGGCGATTTCGGCGTCAATGTCCACCGCGCTTTCCACCGCACCAGCCATTTTTTGCTGGTTCCCACTTGCTTGCACCCTGTCGCCGGACTGCCGTGCGCCTGTATCCAGCGCCAGGGCCTCCCAGCGGGCTTTTTCGGCTGCCTTGCTTGCTATCAGGATGTCGATACGCTCCAGCTGTTTGACGTACTCCCGTGCCGTCATGCTCACACCTCCTCAATGTCTTTCAGTCGCCAGTTTCGGCCCTGGGCGCGCTTGATGCTCAGGCAGTACCCGGCAGCCTTTGCGCGCTCTGCAATCCGTCCTGCGATAGCTTCGTCGATCTGGCTCAACTCGCCAATCGTGCGCTCGCTCGAGATGATCGTAATCAAATCTGGGTTGTTGTATCTGTAGTTGATGATCTCAAATGCCGCCTTGATGTCGGCCTCTGTGGGGGCGCGGAATTGACCGCCTTCCCCCTGGCCGCCCTTGAAAAGGTCATCAATGTACAGCACCGGAGTTTTCTTCAGCGCGTCCATCCGTGCCGCGTATGCCGCTGAGTCCGTCACAATGGCCTTGATTTGGGCGATTTCGTCCCGCCACAGCATATATCTCGCCTCTTTGCCTTTGCGGATATAATGCACTGTTACGGCCGTGCAGAGGTGTGTCTTGCCTGCGCCGCTCTGCCCGCCCATAAAAATCCAGGTGTGCGCATCGTCCTTGCAAAACTGCACTGCCTTGTCTTTCAGCCGCTGCTGCCATTCGGCGGCCGCCTCGTACCGGTCAAATGTAAAATCTTTAACCACGTTTTTCAGCCCGGACGCCTGCAGCCGCCGAAGCGCATCCCGCACCCGCTGGCACTTGCACGGCACAAGCGCCTCGTAGTAGTAGCCAAAAGCCTCGTTGTACTTTACTGCGGCCGTGTAGCCCCGGTTTTTGCAAATGTCGCAGGTGTAACCGTCCACCGCATCCAGATGCCCGGCAGACGCATTATAAACGCTAGCTTTGCGCTCTTCGTATTGCTGAGGGGTAAGGGCTTCATACCCACGTCCCGACTTGATACGCGTTGGCAGCGCCAGCTCCTTCCATTCCGTCATTTTGCGGTTCTCCCTTCTTCGTGGTGTTTTGGTTCAGGTAGCTTTCAAACTTCGGCCCGAACAGCGTTTCCGGCCGCAAGAACTTCTCCCACTCGGTGCCCATCCACTCAGCTGTCTTTTTGTCGATCACCGCAATAAAGTCATCCAACGTAAATCCTTCCGCTACTCTTGCATGGATAACTTTCTGCGTTTTCGCGCCACTCGCTCTGTATTTTGTGCCAGCTTTTTCATTCAGGTGTGTCACAACCGGAGTATATATATTATCTATCTCTGTCTCTATCTCTATCTCTTTCTCTCCGTAACGCTCCTGTAACGCTGGCGTAACATCTGCGTAACATTGTGACGCTTTTCTTGCTCTCATTTCGCGCATTCGCTTTGCCGCCGCGCCCTCACATCCGGTGTTTTCAACGGCATACGGAACAAAATATTCCACGTTATCGTTGGTCTCCAAGAGGCCACACGACAAGAGGAACTTTATCGTTACCCTGACATTTTCAGGCTCTTCGTCCAGATCGAGCGCTAGCTCTTCGGCAAAGGTTTGCTCTAGCCCGGTATACTCCAACACGCCGTTGTTTTTCATTGCCAAAAGCTGCATTTTGAGATAGATGATGGTGTACGTGTCACCTCCGGCGATTTTGCGCAGCTTTTTAATGCGCTTGCTTTTGAAGAAGTCATCTTGCAGCTTGAGCCAGTAGTACCTTTTACCACCCGTTTCTGCCATTTTATCAACCTCCTTCCCGCGGTTCCGCCGCAAACAGCTCAATCACCTGCGCCGCCCTCGCCGTCATTTCTGGGATGCACAAAGACATGTCCGGCCCGCGATAAAAGGCGCAGCCTTTGCAGTCTGCGACAGTGGGGCCATTCCCGCAGCGGCGCAGAGCGTCAGCCAGTTGGGCAAAAGTGATGTAGTCAGTCATCTTAATTCCTCCACATAGCACCAGCTCTGTGGTGCGCGCTTGATGCCATACGGGGCTGCACCGAACCTCGTATCGCGTAGACCGGTAAACTCGCTCAGTTCGCGTGGCGCGTCGTAGATGCGCAGGTCGGAGATGTGCCAGCCGTAGCCCTGACAATGTCCAAGATAGCCGTGCAACTCATCGTCTGTCATAGCCACACGCAGGCCGCACTTTTCTTCGGCAGCTTGCTTGTAAACGGATAGCCCCCCAGCCTTAAAAAGAAAATCCGTACTATCCTTGTCAATCTTGTAAATCCGCTCACAGGTAAACTCGCCGATGACCTTACCATTTCCCAGCGGGCAGTTCAGTGATTTCATCGACCCCGTATCTAAGTAGTCTTGCATCAAACGTTCCGGCGAAATAGGAATGTTCAGATCGGGCCTACCGCTTGTGCAGTAGATATAGCACATGAACGGCGTCTCCAGTTTCGGGCGAGTCTTTCGCACCTCGACGGTCTTTTCGCCGTTGGCGATCTTTTCGCACCACTTTGGGCGGATGCTGATAAGTACCGCCGCTTTAGCCATTGTCAGTCCTCCCCACAATCTGGTCGATCACGTTTTTGCATTCAGCTACCATCTCCTTGGTTGTCCACCTCTTACTGTACCCGAGATCCAGAAACTGGAGATCTCCGGAATAGTCCATACAGTGTGCGTAGTCCCACCCCAAGAAATTTCCTTTGTGGTCAACCGTTGCCAGATAGTCGCGGTGATATGTAATACCTCCATGGCAATCAATATCACGCTCATTGATCGCGTGTAATCCCAGCGGCGCAATGTCAACGTAAGCGCAGGGGTGCGTGCCTAAGCTCAGAACGTAAAACGGTACGCCGCGATAAACTCCATCCGCCAGCCGTACCGGTGGAATCCTGCCTTCCTTATAAATCATTTCCTGCATGTTCATGTTATCTCCTTCCCGCCCGGGTTGCCCCGGGCTTGTATTCTCCCCATTGCTCCGCCATAGCTTTGGCGATACCGGGAAAGGTCTTTGCACGGTTTTTCGCTCTATCTGTGGTAAACATACCTTTGTGCTGTTCTCCGTGTTTATGGCTGTAACTTCCGCTAGGACACCATGTTGCTGTTGGCTCAACAATATTGGTCGGCTCCAACGGCTGGACGCCACGCTCCCACCGCAAGGCTTTTTTGCTAAACGGGTGCCCGTATTGATAGGGCTGTATGGCTTGGGTTGGCTCTGGATACTCAAAGACTTTACTCGGCGTCGGATTCTCAATCACAACTCTTTCACAATCCGCTGCCCAAATAGCTAAAAACAGCGCTTTGCCGCACAAGCCATCATAATACCGCTTGATATTGAGCTTGCCGCCCCTATACAAGTGCCGCGCTCCGGCGTTGCTGGTTTTGGTGCAGGGCGGGAAAGCAATAATCATATCCCACCGCCCCACGTCATGCGTCTGCCCATCCATGGTGGTCACTTGCCCCCCCTCGATAGCCTTGAGCGCATCGCCTAGGATGTGCCACTCAGGATGCCCGCCGGACGGCTCTTGGATGTCGCAACTGTAAGCCTCATGCCCACGCTCTCGGAAAGCTATGCACACCGTCTGCGATTCTTCACACGCGATCAGTACTTTCATTGCGGTCCCTCCTGATAATCCTTTGCCCGCGTGAGTTCGTCTCCCACAGGGCCGGTTTGCCGTCTCTAAGCCACGTGCGCACAAAGGCGGCTCTCTCTTCGGCGGTGTCGAAACGGGCTTTTTTGAGGCTGCCCAGGTGCCGCCAGCTCACCCAAAAGCCCGGCTTCATGCGTCGCCGCCCAATTCGAGGTACTTTTGCAAGTACCAAACCGCCTTTTCAACGTCCTCTTCGGGTGTCTCGTGCTTCTTTTTGCAGCGCCACAGGTACTTAAATGCGTTGCACAAGCAAAAGGCTTGGACGTATTCCGGGCCGAATACATCCACCATCACGTCAATGCACTCGTACTTGCCCGCATAGTGGGCGGGGTGATCTACTTCTTCGTTTTCGCCGTCCTCCGGGGTGAATTTACTTTCCGCCGGGATGAAATGGCTGCCATTAAAAACGTAGGAATCGGAATTTGCCGGGTACGAGTACTTGCAAACAATGCAAGGCGGGCCGAACGCAGACTCGTCTCTGTATTTGCACTTTTCGCACATATTATCATTCATTTTCAATCACCTCCACTGTCACTCCGTCCCGCCCGTCGTAGACGAAACAATCCTCAAAACCTACGACCCAGCGGTTATTATCATTCGGCAAGAATCCCGCCGCTTGCATCCCATCAAGCACAAATTTTTTGCCGAAGGCCACGTTGTCCTTGTCCCGCCTCCGTGTCCTCTCGTGCCACGTAAAGCGGACTTTTACCGGCCCCTGCACGGGTGGCAGCCCCCGAAAGTAGAGGGCCACCGCCTGCGTGTAGTCGGCTTTTAACTTGCCTCCCGCGTACCGGTTCCGGCGGCAAGCGGCGATGTACTCATTTGCGCCGGGCAGCCGGAATGGGATTGTGATCAACACGCCCATCAAAAAGGCAGGTCCTCGTTGTCGTCAATCACCGTGTAATCATCATTTCCAGCGGGTGCGACCGGTGCAGCTGGTGCAGCATATGCAGGCCGCTGTGCGTCCGGAGCAGGTGCCGCAGCGCCTTTGCTTTCGCAAAATTCCTGCCGCTCCACGATGATGTCAAAGGTGTAGTGCTTCACCCCGTCCTTTTCATAACTGCCGGTCAAAATATGGCCTTCCACCGCTATTTTAATCCCCTTGTGCAGAAACTTGCCTGCGAACTCTGCGCTCTTGCCGAACGCCACACAGCTGATAAAATCGGCCTCGCGCTGGCCGTCTTTGCCGCGCTGCCGGTCAACCGCCAGACGATACCGGGACACAAGCCCTCCTGCCTGCGTCTGCCGGGTATCAGGGTCTGCCACCAGTCGGCCCATCAAAATGACTTTGTTCATCCTTCAAACCTTCCTTTCAGTCCACGATTTCGCCGGTTTCGGGGTCAACCTTGATTTCTTCAGCTTCTGCTTCGATGATGGTTTCACTCGGCACGGAATACATGTCGTCCGAAACGGCCTTCTTAATGACATCATCCTGCGCAACGGCCCGAACAAAATCGGACTTCAACGGCGCATACTTCAGCACACGCTTCAGCACGGTTTTTTTCGCCATTTCGTCGAAATTGGTTTTCCAGGGGCTGAAACTGCTGCCATACGCCTTGCTGTACTTTGCAGCGTGTTTGCGGATATCGTCCATGCTCATGACCTCAAAGCCAAAGCCGCCGCTTTTGGTCTTAAACATTGCATATACGCTTACCGGATCGCCCCTGTCAGCGCTCGCAGGTTTGTGCACAAGCTTGGGATTAAGGCCATACTCAAACTCGAATTTGTCATTTGCATGGACAACATGCGCCTGAATGACCTCAACCTCTCCGGAGCGATATGCGAGATCAATCAGGCCCTTGTACCCAAGCTGGAACTGCGCCTCGAGAACGCCTTTGTTGCTGTAAGGCAAGACATATGCCTGCCCCAACGGGGTGTTGACCTCAAGTCCCAGCTGGGCGCTGGTCATCATCGCGCCCAAAAAGCTTGCCGGTGTGCAGCTCCCAAGCTTCGGATTGACGGAGATCGCCGAAAGAACAATGCGCGTGAAGCGCTCCGGCGTGATGACGGACGGCAGCGCCTTTGCAATCTCGCCTTCCATGCTCTTGATGTACTGCTGCATGGTCTTCTTCTCGGGCTGCTTCATTTCGGACTGCTGCTTCTGGATGATGTTTGCCATGATGTTATTCTCCTTTGCTTTCTGTTACTCTGAATGTACGAACGGACGTTTCTTTGTAGTAGTCAGACAAGTCAATGTCCGGGTTTTCTTTCGCAAAGCGCTTGCTGTCAAACGTGCGCCGTGTGCTGGATTTCCACGACACGCGGAAGCCGTCACACTCACCGCCGCAAGCTGCGCCCATGAATTCTTTCACCAGGTTGGCGCATTCGTCCTGCTCCGCCTTCAGCGCCTTGATACTGTCCCCGATTTCTTGATAACGGTTTAGCGCGGCGGCATAGGCGCACAAGTCAACCGTGCTGTCGTTGCTCTCTGCGTAGATGGTCGCCAGGGCGGCTGTGGTGGCCTGTGTGCCGTCAACAGCGGGCGGCGTGTCGTTTTTCACATGCTCCCAAAAGTCCGATTCTGCGCCCATCAAGGCGGCAATCTCGGCTTCGTCACGGTCAATGGTGAACCACTTGAATTCCCGGTTGCCGATCAGTACCGCCAAATACCAGCGCTTCTTGCCGGTCATGGCCATGTAGTGGACACACTGGCAATAGTAATTCGCTGGGTATTCGCCGCTTTTGAACTTCTTCAGGTTCATCTCGGACGTGGTCTTGATTTCAAGCCCTGCGTCCTCGCCCACGATTTCGCGATCAATGTTTGCAATTGCCCACGGATAGGCGCTGTTGAAAAAGCTCATGTTGCAGTTGCGCACTTTCTTTCCCGTCACGGCAGCAAATTTGCGGGCCACAAAATCTTCCAGATATGTGCCGACTTCCGTTGCAAGATTGCCCGCAAATCCGGGCGCCCTGCCGGTTTTCTCGGCCCACAGCGCATAGGGGGACGAGAAGGCATTTAACCCAACAACGGCAGCCGCATCACTGCCGCCGATGTAGTGGCTTCGTAGCTCCTTCCACTCTTCATGGTTCGCCGTTTTTACTTTAGTAATGCTCATTCTTTCTCCTTTATTTGACTCTTTTCCCGCACCGATTCATCGCGGGAAGAAATTCGGGTGTTGGCCCCTCGTGGGGTTTTCGAGCCGGTAAACATTCGCGGTCGGTATACGGCGTGTGGAAGTTACCACCATGGCACTTCTTTGCGGGCCGCTTGCAGTGCGCGCAATCCATATCACACTTCATGGTTCGCCGCCTCCTTGTCAAAGAGGCTCAACTGACCGGGGATTTCACCCGGTGCGCTGTCCCAGCTTACGCCGATGTAATCCAAAACGCGGCCCCATCCGTACCATTGGCCGGTCTCGTCCTGCATCACGTGATGCATCCAAAAGTCCCATGCTTTCAGGTTCTCGTCACGCAGTCGGTCAAATCGGTGTGGGCGGCGTTCGAGTTGGATTCCAAATCCGCACATCTCGCAGCCGGTGCGCTGTGCCAAAGTCGTGCGGAGCGTTCCGTCCGGGTCGCGCACAATCTCTCCGTACTCGGCGGGGACCGGAACGTTAAGGTCAAGCGCAAGCTGTAAGAGATCCTGCCGCGAGAATATCGCAAATGGCGCACTGCGCGTTGTGCTTTTGCCCCAATAATTGCAAAGGTGCATCATCAGGGACTTTTTCCTGCGCCCGCCCTCGGATGCCATCAGCCCGACATACGGTACGCTTTTGTGCTCTTTAGCCCAAATCTCGGCAGGGCGCTCTTTGAGGTAGTAGCAGCATCGGTCGCTCACCTTAAAGGGGGCCGCTTGATAGCCAAGAGCAGCACCTTCAGAGTCTGCACCGCCGAATTTTAAGAGCCACTTTTGGCTTAGTTTCACGCGGCTGCCGGAGCGATTCCCGCCATATGGGCCGGTTTCGCCGGTGATGACTGAGTGACGCACGGTTACATTTTTATCCGTTGGATTTTGCAGCAGCGAGATTTTATAAGCAATCTCCTTGCTCAGCAACGGCCACCCGAACTCCTTTATCACGTCCACTTTGCTCTTGAGTGGGCGTAAAAACACAAACTCCGGCTTGCTTGGGATGCGTGCCAGCAACTCCCGTTCCGCCGGTTGCTCGTCCTCTGGTAAGGCGTCAATCTCAGCGGGCGTGAGCGCCCCGTTTCGGTGCTCCCAATCAGCATAGCTTGCCTCCATCTCGGCAGATATGCGCTTATGCACCGCTTGTACACCCCTTTGCTCCAACGTAGAGCAGCTTATGCACGGTACGCTCACGCCGATCTCCTCCAAAAAGTAGTGCAGCGTGATGCTGTCAAGACCGCCGACGCACACATGGCAGTTGAGGCCTTGCTCTCTCGCAGCGGCATAGTAAGAGCGCGCCACTTCCTCCGCGTGGCGGATTTTCCAGTCGTGCGGCATTTGCTGCATAGTACGAAACCACTCGATATTTGCGTGCGCATTTTGCTCCTCCATTTGCTCAAACACCGTTTTCATCGCCACCGCCTCCCATCCATGCGCCCAAACCAGCCGCAAGGCCGATCAAAAAGATTTCGCCGCCAACGGCCCAGTAGCCACGCTGGGCGTAGGCCACCGGCACCCACACGGCCGCAGCGGCCAGGGTGCCAAGCAGGCCGCCGAAGATACCGCCCCAGTTGACGCGGGGCAGGCGGTGGGGTAAGATAGTGGCAGTGCCATGGCCGTCAGCTTTGGCACTTTGCAGGTCGCTCTGGGTTCCAGCCGGGGCGGCCTTTTTCTGTACAAAGATGTAAGTTTCCATCATGGTGTTTTCCTCCTGTTATTTCTCACTGCCGGGTTTCGGCAGCAGGATCAGGCTCAGCGGCCTTAAACTGGTGCCCCAGTCTTTGCGGTTCATGGCGGCCACAGCGGCAGTGCCGTCCTCCGCCTGGAATACCGTGGTGAAAACATCGCCATTGCGCTTGTCGTAAACTACAATTGCGTATCTCTGCATGGTTACACTTCCCCCCACGTTGCCAGCACCCACGGCAGCAGCATCAGGGGCACCACGATCTCCATGCGCGGCTTGCGGTCGGCTGCCACGCACCGCACGGTGTACCAGATCAGCGCTGCCAGACACAGCCAGGGCAGCAGGCTCAGCCAAAAAACCATCGTGCCAGCGCCTCCTTGGCCTGCGCCAGGGTGGTGATCTCCCGGCCCTCGTCGAGTGCCTTGCTGACGGCCTCAAAGGCGGCCGCCCGCTCCTGGTACCACTTGGCCACCCGGGCCGCGCTGGCGCGCTCGGCCTCCGGCAAGTGCGGGTCGTTCGCGCAGCGCTCGGCAGATTCGGCGTTTTCCTCCGCCCGGCACTGGGCCGCCACACAGGCGTCCTGCAAGGTCATCGCCTCGTAATGGTTCAATTCATACAGCATGGGTTGCCTCCTTACTCTTCAAATTCGTTATTCCCGCCGATCACGGCCCCGCTTGCGTCCAGCAAGTCCCACACAAAGCGGCCCTTGCCGCTGTTGCGCCACTGGCCAAGGCCGCGCATCATACCGTAATCAAGGCACTCTTTCACCATCTTTTCCAGCGCCGGATCAAGTAGCCGAAGCTCAAATTCCAGTGTGCTGCCCGCCGGGACGGTCTCGCTTTTTGCGATACTGACGCGCTCGCCCATCGGGGTAGACGCTCGCAGCGGTCTGACGCAGTAATCCATCTTGAGGCCGTGCAGCTCAAACGGCAGTTCGCACGGCTCCACAAAGAGCAACCCGTCGATAGCCTGCTTGTACGCCTTGATAGCCGCGCAAGCCTTGCCGCCGGGGTACCCGGCCTTACCGGCTTTCGCCAGCATTTTGCAGCTGTCCTTAAACATCCCTTTAACCTGATAGTCAAGCAGCATGGGGGTACCGTCGGCCTGCTTGTAAAACACCGTGATTTTATCCTCGGCGTTTTGTGCCTTGATGTTGGCCACCTCCTCGGCGGTCAGGTCGGCCGTCGGGGCCTTACTGGCGATGTAGTCCTCATGGATGTCGGGGCTGCTCGGCTGGCTCCCCAGTGCCTCGTTCAGCAGAGTAAGCCTGATTTTCAAAATTTTCCCCATCGTTAAATCCTCCGTTTTTATTGTGTTTGTTTCGTTTTCTTTGCGGCTCCACTGCTCAGCAAATCATAGCTTTTCCAACACATTGCAAAGCCTCTCGGCGCCGTGGCATTTCCTCTCATTGCCTATCCGCTGCTTTTCCCGGCCACTCATCGCCTTTGCCAATCAAGTCCTTGCTTTGCATATCCGCTGCGGTGCGAAGCGAAGCCTGTCCCAGCCTTTGCGTTGCCTGGCCCTTCGGCTCCATGCCTCGCCTTTGCCGAGCAAAGCTATTCCTTGCCGCCGCGTTGCTTCTCAATGCGTTTCCTTGGCGTATCATTGCAGTGCAAGGCCCAGCTACTCCACCGCGTATCATCGCCTCGCGTATCCGTTGCAGCTCGCGGCACTGCCATTCCTTTGCTACTCATTGCATTGCCATAGCTTCGCGGTAAATTGCATATCCCCTGCTTCGCTAATCAGATCCCATGCTTGGCTGCGCCTCTCAAAGCTTCGCCTCTCCGTCGCTCAGCAAATCTGTCGCGCAAGCGCCGTCGCCGGTATCCTTTTCCCCCGGCCAGAGCCTATCCATCCGGCCAGCTTTGTGACCTTCCGGGGGCCGTGCGGGTCAGCGCCGTATACAATCCGGGCGGCCTCCTCGACGCTTACAAGCTCGCCTGACGCTTCGCGCCGTACACGCTCCAGAGCATCACGGTAACCTTCCCGCTCCCTCGCCATAATGCACCGCCTCCTTCAGGTCGCGGACGCTGACCCCGTACAGGTCGGCCAGCTTTTTAAGGTTTTGCAGTCGGGGGCAAGCTCTGCCGCGCTCCCAGCGGTTGATGGTGGGCGGGGTAAGCCCCAGCCGGGCCGCAAGGCTGCACTGGCTGTACCCCGCGTTTTCCCGCAGTTCCCGCAGCCGGTTCATTCAGTTCACCTCCTTCAGCTCCACGTCCTGCGCCTGCAAACGGCCAGCAAGCTCGCGCTGCAGCTTCTCAAGTGCCCCGTCAAGCACGGCCGCCGCCGTTTCGTCCTGCCGCTTCACGGCGTTTTGATACGCCGCAAACACCAGGCTGTTGACCGTCGTAAGCTCGACGGTGCTAAGCAAAATCGGCAAATCCATGTGCGTTCCACTCCTTTCTTTATAAGTAGAGCAGCCGGAATGTTTCCCGGCCCTTCGGGGTTACAAGCGTCTGAACTCCGCTCCACTGGGTCTTGTCGTTCTTGGCTTCCTTTACCTCAAACAGGCCGTCGCCCTTGCCTTCGCGGGGCATCAGCTTGCCCTTCTGGTCGCGGAAGATAAATTTCTTATCTAGCAGCCACTCCACAAAAGCCTTGGGCTTAATGCCAAGCTCTTTGGCCGTATCCCGGAAGCTGGTGAGCGTGTTGCGGTCAACCAGCTCGTCAAAGTATTCGGCCTTCGGGGCCATGATGGTGTTCTGCACGGTCAGCGCGGAAATGCGGGCTTCCCTCTCGGCCAGTGTCTTGTTTGCCACTTGCAGGGCCTTCGCCATCAGCTCTTCGGGGGTAAGCTGATCCTGCCCGGCGATATACCCGCCGGATTTGCGGATGCTCGGCAGCACCTCGCTGGTGACCCAGCGCTTAAATTTCTTGGCGGTGGGAAGTTTGCTGAACAGTACCAAGCTGTACAGGCCGGATTCGTTGATGATGACCGTTTCTTTTGATCCAAACTGGGTGGTGATTTGCCACCTATCTTTATCTTCATCGTCAACATGGGATTTCAAGGCATTCACTGTATCCTTGTACCCCAGCGCCTGCGCCACATCTTTACCAACCATCCAAGGCTCGCCGTCCTGCTCGATCACGCGCAGCGTGCCGAATTCGGGATTCTCCCAGATTTTCAAATCTCCCATATATTTCATTCTCCTTTCTCGCTCTGTTCAAGCCGTTCAACAATAATCTCGTTCACGGCGGCTTCGAACCGCTGCTGAGCATTCGGTGGGCGGCGATAGCAATTCAGTATTTGGCTGATGTAGCCTTTGGTGATTCCCATTTTTTTGCTCAAATCGTCATAGGTTACACTGTAGTTGTGCATCCGCCCGATTAGCTGGCCTGTCCATTTTTCAGGCATTCTTCCACCCCCAATCTGTAAAAAAATTTGACTACAGCGGCAATGTCTGATATAATCTGGATTGCCATAGATATGGCAGAAAGGGAGTGAGGTCGGCCTTGACCAAACTTTTGATTATGCCCGTTCCAGACTAAAGAAATTGCGTAACGCGTATGGCTATACGGCAGTCCCAAAACTGCCAAAGGTTACGGCAAGCCCAAAGAATTGCAAGTCCGTTTTGCAAACAGAGAATTTGCATCACACAAGGCATCGTGTGCTTGCTCGATCATAAAGAACCTTGGTCGGTTTCTCTGTTGCAAGCTTGTTCTGGTAAAAAACTTTGGGATAAAGCTATCTACTAACGGACAGTAGATAGCTTTTTTATTGCCGCTGTAGTCGCTTTGCGGTTGCAAAAGTTTACTAACTGTGTTATAGTGAAATTGCAGAATATCTATAACAAGTTGCCTGGCTTTGCTATACCTCAGATTGTTTACTTGGTAAACTTTCGTAACCAACAAGTACAGTATAGCAAGGTTTGCGTTTACTGTAAAGCATTTTCTGGTAATTTTGTAAACTTTAGCAACTTGCACAGAAGCAGAGGTGTGAAATTATGAATTTTTATAATGCTTATGTAAAACTGTGCAAAGAGCTTGGAAGTTCACCATCTCAAATTGCGGTTGATGCCGGTTTTTCCAAGCCGACAGTGTCTCGATGGAAGAAAGGTGGCGGATGCACAGACATAAATCTTGAAATTTTAGCCTCATACTTTACCGAAAAGCTCGGCAGGCCGATAACGGTACAATATTTAAAAGGCGATGACAGCCAAACGGTTGACGATCAGTACAAAGATGTGCCGGAAGATGTAAAAACGCTTGCTGCGGCTGTGGCACTGGCTAAAAAAATGCAAGAAAAAAGCTCACCAGCCAAAAAGGCTGATGAGCTTACTAAAGATGATGTGGAAAAATGGATTAAAACAGAAGCTACAGATGAAGAGCTTATACAATTCATTGCGGCTGCATCCGCAAAGCTGGTGAAAAAATGAAAATCAATTTTGCCCCTCATCTTGCACCCTATTATTTATATCTATGTACAAATCAATAGCTTCTTTGGGGGAGAGCCGCTTTAAGCATTTTAATGCTAATTTTCGCAAATAATCAATGTCTTGGCTTTTGTTTTGTGTCATTACGCATTTCCCCTTTCTGCTGCCCCGCCGGATGACAAGGGCTGTCAGGTGATCGGGCAGCTACGCAGTGGTGTGGCTGCCCGTCCTTTGTATGTGCGTTTTCCACCGGTTTGTCTCTTCCGCCCATGATGTGACTTTGCGGGCCTTGGTAGTCCGTGCATAGTGCGTACCTCGTGCTTATACAGTAGCATCGTGCTGGTAAAAAGCCGGTCGGAAAATGGCCTGCAGGCATCTTTTTACCAATCCTTCGCGTATATGATAACACTAACACGTTGTCACAAAAAGAAAGCAAAACGTACTAAATGACGCCGAAAAGTGATGTTTTTTAACCCACAAGATATTTGAGAAGGAGGTGTTTTTGTGAACAATGATAGAAGAATTGCAGATTTGTTGTACAATGCGCGAACAAAAGCCGGATTGAGCCAGGAAAAAATCGCGGAAATGCTCGGAAAGAGCAAGCAGACCGTGCGAAACTGGGAAAAAGGCACGTCCACGCCGAACTTGAACGAATTTGTTATGTGGTATCGCGTGCTGGGCATGAACTGCTTCCGGGACATCCTGCGGCTGATACATCCGGAACTGTACGCAGATTTTGAGGGCAGCCACCCAGATGTGGAGCAGCGGCGCAACGGGCTTTTTAAGTACCTTGCGGACTGCCCGCCGGGCGAGGTGGACAAGCTGGCCTTTTTAATCTTCGGCGCGCACGGGAGCGACTGGCCCTCCATGCTTGACGAGTATGTGGCAAATGCGCACTGCACCATGCGCAGCCGGGCCGCAGTGTGCGGGCTGATACTGGACAACTACACCCTCGAGGAAGGCACAGGCGAACTGGTGGAGCCAGAGACGGCCCCGCCGTGCCTGGAGAATCTGAAAAATGCTTACAACGCCGGGAAAAGCGCGGCTCATCTGGGCCGCAACGAATATGCGAGGTGAAGATCATGGCAAGGCCTAAAGCGCGAAGTGATGGCCTGATAGAGCGCACACGCATGATAAACGGCAAGCAAATGCACTTTTACGGCCACACCGTGAAAGAGGCACAAGCAAAAATGGACGAGGCTATAAAAAAAGCAGCAGCCCGGGACGAAAAAGGGCCGCCGTTTGAAGAAGTCGCTGATAAGTTTTGGGACTACAAGGAGCCACGGCTGAAATACGGCACACAGCGCGGATACCGCCGCGCCGTGAATGCGGCAAAAGACTGGTTCAGCGGCGCGGGAATGAAGGAGATTACAACGACGGATATTTCACGCCGCCTGTCCCAGATGGCCGCCCAGGGCAAGGCATACAAGACAATTGCAAACCAGCGGTCAGTAATTTCGCTGGTCTATCAATTTTGGTGTACCAACATGGACGGAGACCGCAACCCGTGCGACTTGATCCGCCTTCCGCAGGGGCTGCCGCAAACGAAACGGCATGCACCTACAGACGCGGAAATCGAAAAGGTAAAGGCGCACACCGACGGTTTCGGCCTGTGTGCAGCCTTTGCAATGTATGCAGGCCTGCGCCTGGGGGAAATCATGGCGTTACAAAAGCGAGACTTGTCTGGCGGGAAAATCCACGTCACAAAGGCCGTTGTATGGCACTCAAACCAACCGCATATAGAGCCACCGAAAACGGCGAGCGCAGTCCGTGTAGTGCCGATTTTGGCCCCTCTTGCCGCAGCGCTTGAAGGGAGGCTTGACGGCCTGGCCGATGATGATTATATTTTCGGCGGCAACGCCCCCATGACAAGCAGCAAGTACGTGAGTGCTTGGCTCAGATACTGCGCGGAGATAGGCTGCACCCACGATAGCGGCAGAGTGACCAGCGCGGGGAAAAAGGACAAGCACGGCAAAACCGTTTACAAGCACTTGCCCGCCCCAGATTTCACGGCGCACCAGCTCCGGCATGAGTTCGCCAGCGTCCTAACTCAATGCGACGTAAGCCCGCAGGTCGCGAAGGAGCTAATGGGGCACGCAGACATCACCACCACTCAAAAATGGTATGCCGAGGCGAAGTCTTGGGCCATAGACGATGCGACAAGAGCTTTAAACGCGCACTATTATCGTAAAAATATCGTAAATGAGCAAAATTAAGCGATGTGACGAACAAATTATAAAGTTCGAATCCCTCATGGCCCACCAGTAAAAAACCACGACATAGCTTCAAAAAAGCGTTATGTCGTGGTTTTATCTTTGTCTATACTGTTAAATACTGTAAAATACTGCGGGAAAATGTATCGTAAAAATATCGTAAGCCGGAAAAAATATCGTAAAAATATCGTAGCTATTTCAGCCCGTCCAACCGCCGCATGACGCTCTTATAAGCCTTTGGATTCACAATCTCAAGTGTGCTCATAAGCTCGTCAAGCACGTCCAGGGCCGCGCTGAAATCCACCTTTGCAACGGCCCGCATAAAATCACTGCTGCCCGACGCGCGTACCCGTGCAGGCATCTCACTTGCCGTCTGCACTGCCGCTGCGGCCTGCTGCCTCTCTGGTGCCGTATGCTCCCGGCGGATGGTGTAGAGGTCGGCCAGCTTGCCACAGCGCGAGTATGTAAGATCGCCGTTTTCAAGTTCAGCGATTGCTCCCTCAATCTCTCGCATATCAAACATGGCCTACACCCCCTGCATCAGGCATTTTTCAGCGCGTCATAGCACCGGCTGATAATCTCTCGGTCGCTTTCGTCCGCCTCGTCCATCATGTCCTGCATTCGGCGCATCATCGCCTCTCGCCCATCATCTCGGCTGTAGTGTCCGCGCACATAATGCCGCCTGGATCGCGCATAGCTGCTTCCGCGCCCATAACCACCACGCATGGACACATCCCAGTCGCTGTCGCGGCTGTATCCATCATCCTCCAGCATTGTGATTTTGTCGATGTTTTTGATAGTATCGGTCAGCTTGTGGACGGTTTCCAAGTCACCCGCAGACATTTCGCCTTTTTGGCCGATTTCTTCAAGTTCGTCGCACAGCATGTCTTTCAATGCGTAAAGTGTTTTTTTGCTCACGATGATCTCCTTTCAGCTCACGCGCTCGACCACAAAGTTTGCGTTCGCAAACAAAACGGTTTGTGTGCTTGTATTTTCGGCGGCAACGGTCAGGCAGCAGCCACGCGGGACTTCCACAAACGCCGTCACGTAAATATTAAAATAGTTTTCTACTGCTGCCGGTGTCACGGCCGCAGTTGCGCTGCTCAGCGGCTCTCCGTTGATAGCAAGCGCCGCAGTAATAGCTTCCACTGTGCCGCCAGTAGGGATAGCAATGTTTGCCCCGAAGCCCACTTTAAAACGAGCTTTACACTGGTTCGTAAGCCCTCGCAGGGTTACAATTCCTGCACCTTCACGGTGCACAATGCAGCCATTACCCGCTACCGCCGTTTCAGTCAGCGGCACGTTTTGACCAGCAGCGACAGAAACGATACTGCTGTTCGAATACTCAGCCATTCAATTTTCTCCTTTCTAATGGAAAAAACAGGCGGTGAAGCTTTTGCCCCACCGCCTTATTCTTGCAAAATCAGCTACAGGGCTGAACAGAATCCCCTTTGGATTCAGTTGCTATTCGGTTTTTAGCCGTTGCACCCGCAGCAGTTACCGTACTGGTACGGAGCCGGGACCGGGAACGCAGGGACAGGGCGAGGATTGTAGTAGGCCAGCTGTCCGCTCATGTACGCCTTCAGAGTTTCGTTCTGCGCCGCCTGACTTGCGGCCAACTGTGCGGCAAAAAGCTTACCGGGGCGGATTTAAAACCGCACGGCGGGTCGGCCGTGACTGGTTTATTGACGAGGACGAGCCGCTCGTGGACAACCGCCGGAAGCTGACGGCGAAAGATGTTTTTACCGCCGAAGCATACGGCCCCGGCGGGCTAAGCGCCGAAGAGCGGCGGCGCGTGCTCAAACTCGAGCAGGCGAAGGAGATCAGCGGCTGGCGGCAGTACCCCAGCACGTGCGAGGCGATCTTTCAAAACGTCCTTGACGCGGGGATGTTTGACCGCTACAGCGCAATGCAGCTGGGCGAGATCGCCGCCCTGCTGAAAAAAGTTTACGACAAGGGCGTGGCTTATGGCCGCGAGCACCCAGAATATTGACAAGCCGCCCCACGTGGGCTATACTGAAGTTGTCCCCACACATGGACGCTTGTGTGGCGCGGTGGCCAGCAATTCCGGCCGCTGTGGATTGAAACACTTGCAGTATTTGTAACATGCGCAATTTTTTGCATCGGTTATGCCGGAAGCAAAAAAAGAAGCCCGACGGGAAACACTCCCGCCGGGCTTCTTTTTTATCTGTTCATTTTGTCGTGGATTGCTCGAGCATAGCGCTTCACGGTGCGCTCGCTAACGTTTAATTCGGCTGCAATTTCCGCGTTTCTGCGTCCTCTTCGACGCATATCAAGCACCGCGTGCTCGTCGTCTGTGAGCAAAAAGCACAGGTCGTCATACTCGCCCCGGCCCATGCAGAAATCGAATTTGCTGCCCATAGCTCACTCCCCGCCCACCAGCTGCTTGAACGCCTGGTGCAGGCCGGTGGAGGCCAGGCCGCTGACCATGCCGGCCAGGATGGTGCCGGCGTCGATGGCGGGCCAGCTGGCCCAGCAGGCCAGGGCAACGCCCAGGGCGGCGCACAGGGTGGGAATGAACTTGTTGTCCACGTCCTTCACCCACTTTTTGGTCACATAGCCCACGCACAGGCACAGGCCCACGATGACCGGAATCATGTAATCCGACAGATACGAAATGTCCATGGTTAGTCCTTTCCTGCGGTTTCAAGGTCCGCAATTCGGTGGTTGATCACCTTGATCTGCTCCTCCATCACCGGTACGCGGCGGGCGAAGTTGTTATGTTCCCGCACCTCGCGGGTCAGCTCCTCCAGCTTGGTGTCGGTGACGGCCTGCGTTTTGCCATTGGCGATGAGCACCCCGATGAGGGTCACGCCGCCGCCGATCAGCGCCACAATGATGCTCTCCATGTCAGCCCTCCAGCAGGCTGGGGTTCACCAGGCCCAGCAGCTTGTCCAGCTTGGCTTCAATGCGGCCCAGCTGCTCGGCGGTGTCGTCTTTGCCGCTGTCCGGGGCCGGAGTGGGGGCGGGCGTGGGTTCCGGCTCCGGTTCAGGGGTCGGATCGGGCACATACTCCACGCAGCCCACCGCCAGAGCGGCAGCCTTTGCGGCCACCGCCTTCCGGTCGCCTGCGCTGGCGGGGCCGATGATGAGGTAATCGCCCGCATCTTCGTGGGGCAGGCCCAGACTGTCCGCCAAGGCCGTCATGGTCTTGCGGTCGCCGCCCGATACCGGGCCAACTTTCAGCAGATCGCTCACGTTGTCACTCTCCTCTTTTTTACCGGCAATAATCGCCGGATAGTCCTTGTAAGCGTGGTTACAGTCAACCCGCCCCGAAATGCCCGGCACGCTTCCGCTGCTGGTGTACTGCCACATACCGTAGGGGCCGGTGTAGTCGGTGCGGGCGGTGTAGTGGGCCAGCCAAAAGTCATAGCGGCTCAGGGCGCTCATGTCCAGATACGCCGCCGCGAAAGACTTGTAGGTGTACAGGATGCAGTAGCGGCCCAGCTCCTCAACACGGCTCAAAAAGGCTGCGCAGAGGCTCGAGTTCGCGGTGCGCGAAAACTTTTTGTACAGCGTGGCGTGCTCAAAGTCCAGAGCGATGGGCATATCGCACACAAATCCTTCCAGCATGGCTACACACGCGTTTGCAGCCGCCTTCATGGCGCTTGCGCTCGTGCAGTAGCTGTACAGATATACGCCCGTATGCAGGCCCGCAGCATGTGCACCGGCCATGTTATGCCGGTAAAAAGGGTCTTCGGTAATGCTGCCATCCGAGTTAATCCAGCCCTGCCGCACCATCGCAAAGCCCATGCCGGATGCTTTCACCTTGTTCCAGTCAATGGTGCCCTGATACTTGGATACGTCAACGCCCTCCATCATGCTCAATCCAGCCACCCCATTTCTTTCAGGTCAGCCCACACCTCGTCGATTTCAGCCTGCGTGATTTCGGCCAAAGAGGCGACGGGTACGCCCGCTGCATCGGCTGCTGCCTCTGGCGTGCCTCCGTACACTAGCGCTTTAATCGCCTCTTGTTTTTGCTCATATGTCATTTTTTATTTCTCCTTTGTGGCTGTGGCTTGCGCCGCTCTCAACTCGCTGATGGCGTGGGTTAAGTCCTCTCTGCCTGTCACAGTCAGCGTGTCGCCGTCGGTCAAAAGCGTGTTCGTTCCGCGCAGCGCCTTGATTTCGCCACCACCAGTTGCCGTAAAAGGCACCGGCTCAGCCAGCTTGTAGCAGACTTGCACAGGCGTTCCTGCAGCGTACTGGGCTGCGAGGTAGGACTTTAGCGACGCAATCGCGGCTGAATTATCTGAGACATCAGCCAGTGTCGCCGTGAGCACGCTAAATATAAAATAGCGACTTTGGCCTGTAGCAGAAAATCCAATGCCACTATTTCTGCCGCCCCATACATCACCCTTTTCATTGTATAAGTGGCTACATATACCTGCTGTATTTGTTGTGGCGTAATCGTTGATGCCGTATGTGTAGAACCCTGTAACAGCAGAATTGTAGGCATTGACTCCCCACGTGTACCACGTTTCTGTCCCGTCCAGCGTCACCAACTTCCTCGTCTCCTGTCCCTCTCCCGCTACCGCGTCTACCTCGCCGCCGTAGATGGTTGTGGGCAGGGTCAGCGTAATCACTTGATTATCCTCCTGCCGGGTAATCGTCACGCTGTCCCTGCCCTTGATGGGACGAATGTTTTCGAGGCTGGGTGTTCCGCTTCCCTCCTGCACGGGTTCCCACTTCGCTTTCACGCCAAGCGGATACCCCGCCACGGGATAACACACAACAGGGTTGCCGCTTTCTTCCAGCGGCGGGCACAGGGTGTCCACGATTTGCTTGCTGCTCCACGGGGATGTGGTGGAAATTGCGGCATCGTCGATTTGCGGCGCGTCTTTGCCGTCTGCGCCTGCCGGACCCTGCTCACCTCGAGGTCCTGTCTCTCCCTGTGGGCCTTGCGGGCCAACGGGGCCGGTGTCGCCTTTATCACCCTTTTCGCCCTTAAAGTTCCCGGACGCGATTCCGTCTTTCAGCTCTTGCAAGCTGTCGGCTGCCGCTTTTTCGCTGGCCGCCGCTTTTTCTGCATTTGCAGCCGATTCCGCCGCCGCGTCCAGTGCGGGTTGTGCGGCCGCCTCCACCGCTTGCACGGCGCTGTTTTTCGCCGCATCAACGGCAGATTCAGCGGCAGCTTGCGCGGATTGCACCGCGCCCGTTGCAGTTTCCTGCGCCTGCTGCACCTCGTCCAAAGCGCTCTGCTTGCTGGTGCCGATGGCGCTCAGAGCATCCGCTTTCGCCCCGGCAATGGATTCAGCCGCAGCGGCTTCGGCCTGTTCTGTTGCTTTCTGCGCGGCCTCTGCTCTCTGCGCAGCTCCCTCTGCTTTCTGTGCGGCTTCGTCCGCTTTGGCAGCGGCGGTTTTCACGCCCTCGGCGGCCGCTTGCGCATCATTTTTTGCCCGCTCTGCCGCGTCAGCATTGGCCTTTGTCTCGCTCACCAGCTGCTCCCACGCAGGAGTGCCAGGCTCAGGCATGGTGCCGTCCTCCGTGCCGCTGTTGCTGCCCACTTTGTACCGCAAGTCAGCGCTTGTCACGGTCTTTTCGCCGTCACTGCCCTCAAAGGTGATGCATCCGGTGCCGGGCTGTGCCGTCACGCTCGCGGGCACGTCCACAAATCCGTCTTGCACGAGACTGCTTGCGGGGTCAGTGCCGCCGGGCAGGTGCCAAAAGCACCGGATTGTCAGGCCCTGCCACTCGCCTTCGGCAGTGACGAGCAGACGGTACACGCCCTTGTTTTTGGTGTAGCCCAACGGCACCGGGGACGCAAAGCTCACTGCGCCGCCGGTTGATGTAAGGGTTACAGGTAACTCAATCATGTGTTTTCGCCCCCCTCTCAAACGCGGTAAATGCAAACGCCTGCATCCTCTGAGTAGCTCGTGCTTCCGCTGGTAACGGACACCCACTGGCTGCCATTAAGCGTAAACGTGCCTTGTCCGCCCCAAACGCTACTGGCGTATTCTCGTTCCGCGCTATAAATCCGCGTGGCCAGATTGCCAGCGTCCGCGATATAGCATCCTTTCAACCCGTCGATAGCTCCGCACGCCCGATATGTACCGGCTGGAAGCCAGCATCCCCAGCCGCCGAAGCCGGAGGTGCCGCCCACCGTGTAGGCCAGCTTGAGCCGGTTGGGGCTGCCGCCGCTCCAGCGATTGTCCCCCACGGTCGCAAACATCGCCATGGCGTGGGAAGTCCCGGCAACGTCTAGCACCGTTTCGCCCGCGCCCAGCTTTCCCGCCGTCAGGCCAATGGCGCTGGCAACGCTGGCGTAGCTGTCGCCCACATAGCTTTCGCCGTTGTAGTAGCCTTTCGGCGGCTTTAGAAAAACGCGGGACACTCCGTCCGTGTTTAAGTAGGCCTGCGTATCCCGTTCTACTGGCGTAACCGCGACGCTTGGGAAGGAGGCGGATGCGCCCACAGCCCCGTTTTGCCCGACAGTGTTGCGCGGCAAAATCTCCCCAGTTTTAAGCGATTTATCGCCGCTATAAAACTTTTTCCCAGAAATTACGTCTCCGGTTTCGGTAGTGGCGAGGGCGAGTTTTGTGAGGGATAAGCCCCCGCCGCCATTAAAATTTACCTGTGTACCGTCCCACACAAAGCTCAGCCAGCGGCCGCTCAGGGCCTCGCCTGCCAGTGCATCGGCAAAGGCCTCTGTGCCCACATAGGCGGGCACGGTTTTGCCGTTCACCTGCACTGTATCGCCCGCCGCCACGTTGGCGGTCAGTTTAACGCGGCCACTTGCGCCGCTGCCGGTCAGCCGGTGAACCGTGCCCACCTTCTGGTGGGTGTAGACGTGCACGCCCTGAGAGTCGGAATAGGCAAAGATGTCTTGCGCACGGCCCTTCGGGTCGTATGTGGCTTTCAGCATTGTAGCCGTACCGGCGTTCAAATCGCTCAATTCTTTGCGGATTGCCGCCAAATATTCCTTGAACTGCTGGTTCATGGTGGTGGTGTCCACTGTCACCCAGTCAGTCACGATGCCGCACACGGACTTGTCAAGCCGTTCGTCCGTGATGTTTGCGCTGGTGAGCTTGCTTGCAGCAGCGGCGACGTAAATCTGCGCAAGCGAAATCTGGCGCTTGAGCGTGTTGTTTGTAAGTGTAGGCGCCGCCGGAGACGCTGCCGGAGTGCCTTTCAGCAGCTCAATGCGCGGCTTTGCTGCATAGTCCACGGTGTCCCACGTCACCACTACACGGTCAATGCGTGGGTTCACGGCGTTCGCAATTGCAGCCGTGAGCTTCAGCTCTACGCCGGTGGTGTTCTTGGTGTCATTCCAAAATACGGAGCCGTCACCCTCGCTGTTGGACAGCCAGCCCACGCCGTCGGACACTTTCACGGTCATACCGCTGTCCAGCGTCACCGCGAGGTTGTTTTCTGCGCCAAAAACGCCGCTGGTGCGCCCGTGCAGCCATTTCATCACGTATTCCGCGCCGATATACTCGTCCGAATTATTCGGGAAATTCTTAATTTCGGCCAATTTTTATCACCCCATTACCGTAAGAATCGGATCTCCAATTGTAAGCCCAATCGACGTGCTCCGCTGGTCTTGCGCATAGGTCATTCCGGTGATTCTCGCCTTAAATTTGACGTTGTGCCGTTGTGAAGCGCACCACACTAAATCGCCGATATCATACGCCACGCCAAGCTCGCTCGCATCTGCGCTCAGGTTAAAGCTCTGCCGGTTGCGATGGCTGCCCAGCTGCAAAGCGGCATATGTCTGCACCCGGCGGGCGAAGGCGCCATTGGTCTCCGTCTTGCCTTGCGGGTCGCCGCTGAATTCTGCCCACAGCTCGCGCCGGTTTTCGCCGGTTTCCTGCCCGGCTGTTGCAATGCACTTGCTCCCATCCGCATATTGCGCCGTACAGTAGCAAACGTTTTTGTAGCTGCTCACATCCTGATCTATCACCAGCTGTGCAGCCGTGCCACGCTCTGCGACAAAAGAGACCGCTTTCAGCCCGCTGGTGCGGTCAACACCCTTGTAGATTTCCCATGTGATGGTTTTTGACTTGTAGTCAAAAAACGCCCGCTGGCCTAAATCCGCGTCGGATAGGATTTTTTGCACAGCCGAAAGCAGCTCTTCGCCGTAAACCGTCGTTGCTTCGGTGGTCTCCGGCAGCCCTTTTTCAGCAGCGGTCAGGATGGGCAACCCTCGCAGATTTGCCTTTACAGCCGCGTAGATGTCTTTTTCAACATTTGACACATTGCACGCCGTTGCAGCCACACGCCGGTTCAGCCGGTTGTTGAGCGTAAAGCCGTTGAGTGTGATTTGATTATTTTCGTCATCAAACTGCACTTCGGCCACTTCAAATGCCAGTTTTCGCTCTACAAGATACACAATAGCGTCATTTTTTGCAATTGAGATATTGTAAGCGTCCATCGGCAGCACGATGGTAAATTTTCCCACATCGTTATATTTGACGCTAAATTGGACGCTGATTGCGTGGGTGATTTCGTGCCGGTTGCTCAAATCCGGCTCAAAGAGTTCAATTCTCATACCACCGTTACACCCGCGCTTTCTTCGGCAAATTCCACCGCCATTTCGACGTTTGCAAGCCCTTTGTCGGCTGTAGGCTTCCAGGCGTTGCCACCGGTGTGAATGCGGAAAAGGTCGCTCTCAAGTGTCAGAGCGCCCCGGCAGTCACCGTCCACGCTGGAAGTCACATATGTGCGGTCATGCGTTACCTCGATTGTCACACGCTCGTCTTTTACCAGCGTTTTCTCAAGCCGCAAAAATTCGCCCGTTTCCATGTTCTCAACGCCCACATTTTTAGCAGTCTCACCCAGGCAGGTGATCGTCAGCGTGTAAGGCACATCAAACTGGCCAAAGTTTTGCAGCACGATGTATTGCAGAACCATAATCGCGCCGAATTGGTATTTTTTGCTCATATTCCACGGGAAGCGGAACTTCTTTGCAATGCCGCGCAGCTGGCTGCTCTTGCTTTCGGCGCTGCCCCAGTACGGATAGGGGGCGGTAAGGCCGATCTGAAACGGTGCGCCAAAAGGGGCTGCCCCAATCGCGGGAGAAGCCGTAACGGCCACCGCGATATGCCAATCCCCAGCGTAAAGCGTACCGGACAAATCCGGGCGAATCACCGTCATAAGCGCGTCTTTAAGCTCCTGCGCGTTGTCGCCCACCACCTTGCCGTTGATCGTGATAGGGCGCGGCTGAATGCTTTTGCTTTGCACCGTTGCACCGACTTGCCCGATGCCCTGCGCCGTGTTGACGTTGACAGACAAGGTGTCCACGCCAGACGGCAGGCTGATTAAATAGCCGTGCTCATAGTCAAAGACAATCTCCTGCCCCAACTCGTTGACGTATCGAAAAGTTTTGCTCAAAAAGCTCATGCCAGCGCCCACCTCGCCCTCTGAAAAGCGGCAGCAGTGGAAGCCGCCAGCTCAACGGGGCTTTGCTTTGCCGCATAAATCGTCTGCTGCACGGTAAAGCCACCTCCACCGAAAGCACCGCGCCGGTAGTTTTCGGCCTCTTTCGCCGTAAGCACCATCTCGCCCCGGTGCAGGTTCGCCACATAGTTGTTATAAGGCACATAATCCAAGCCGCCTGCGTGGCTGCCATCTGCGCCGCCCTCAACTTTAATGTCGCTCTTTTTGATGGTGAAAATGTTTTTCAGACCATCCCACAGACCGCTGACGAACTTTTTCAGGCCATCCCAAGCAGCGGAAATGCCGTCTTTAATGCCCTGCACGATGTCGCCGCCAACCGATGTGAAGAAATCAAAAACCCCCGAGAATACGTCACAAACATCTTGCCACAAACCCATGAAGAAGTCTTTCCATGTGGCGAAAATGCCCATGATTGCATCCCAAGCGCCCTGGAAATCACCAGACAAGACGGCCTGAACAACGGCGAAAATTCCCGCGATGGTATTCCAGATTGTCGCAAAGAAAGACGTTGCAACGCTCCAAATTGCAGAAACAAAAGTCCATGCAAACTGGAACTGTGCCCCAATTACGCCGACAACGGTTCGCACCAGAACACCAATCACGTTAAACAGCCCGGTGAAGAACGGCTCAACGCCGCTCCAAATCGTCTGAATCAGGCTCCATGCGCTTTCAAATGCGTTTCCGATTGCTTCAACTGCCGGTTTTGCGTTCTCCACAACGTCCGAAATTGCGTTTTTGATAAATTCCATCGCGGCCTGCAAGTACGGCTGCACCGCGTCCACAACGCCCTGCACCTTTTCCCAGATTTGTGAAACCATATTGTTCACAAAATCGCGGAATTTTTCGTTTTTTGCATACAGGACTGCAAGACCCGCAACAACCGCCGCAATGCCCACCACAATCAACGCAATGGGATTTGCAGACATTGCCGCATTAAAAGCAGTTTGTGCTTTTGTGGCCGCCGTCTGTGCCAGCTGCATGAGCGTGATTTTACCGGTCAGCAGGCCTGCCACGACTTGGGAGGCCTGCAGGGTGCCATTCAGCGCGGCTTGTGCCACCTCTGCATCAGTTGCACCGCTTGCAAAAAACGATACCGCACGCTTTGCATTATCAAACCCGGTGACCAAATTTTGCAGGTCTTTGCCGATTTCCCAGCCGGTCGTAGCCGCTCCCACTGTAGCAATAAGTGGCGCAAGGTCGGTGACAACCGGCACAATGTCCTCTGCCGCCTTTTTAATGCCGTCGAAAGCGTCCAGCAGGAAAGAAAAATCTGAATCCTGAATGGCGTTTACAATCGCGTCCTTAATCGCATCGCCCAAAAAATCGAAGGTGTCCGCCACGATGGGCTGCAAGGACGTTGCGACAGTGCCAAGTCCATCAAAAAGGGCGTGCAGGCCGTCCTCGATTGTAGGCTCCAGCTCTTTAATTGCATCACTTACATACGGAGCAAGCTGCGTCACAAGCCCGGAAATGCCCTCAACCAGCGTCGGAACAATCTCCTGAATTCGCGGCACAATGTTATCCTTGGCCGCAATAACGCTCTCCACGAGGTTGTCAACGGCCACGCCGACATCTTGCTCAGGATCAGCGGCAGCGATTGAAACAAGCATGTTTTCCCACGCCGCCCGAACAGATGCTGTGCTGCCCTGAATTGTTGTTGCGGCCTCTTCGCTCGTGGTGCCTAAAATTCCCATGTTGGACTGCACCACGTGGATCGCAGCAACGATGTTTGAGTAGGACAGGCTGGTGCCGTCCACCGTTACGCCAAGCTTTTTTTGCACATCCGTCAGCGTGGATGCCTCTTTCACAAGGCGCTCCATTTCGGTTTTTGTGCCTCCGAAGCCTAGCTTAAGGTTGTCCAACATGGCATAGTTTTGCTTCGCAAAACCGTTATATGCGTCCTGTATGGACTGCATATTGGTGCCCATTTTGTTTGCATTATCGGCCATATCGGTGATAGCGATATTTGCCATATCAGCGGCCTTTTTTGTGTCTCCGCCCAAGCTGGACACCAGAGCCGCCGCGAAGGATGTGGCTGTATCCATGTATTCATTCATGGACATTCCGACGGTTTTATAAGCATCCGCCGCGTCGTTCCACACCTTGCGCGACCCGGCGGTCAGGTCGCTCCACTCCATAAGCACTTCGTCGGTGGTTTTCCCGGCGGCCTTCGCAAAGTCCTCCAGCGACAGCTGCGTTTCGGAGTACAGCGTTTCCACGCCGCCCACAAGCTGCTCATAATCTCCATAGCTATCAAGCGATGCTTTTCCGATTGCAAGCGCCGTGCTGGTGGCCTTTTTGCCGATGTCCACAAGCCCGCTCGCGACATTGCGCAAGCCGTCACTGACGACGTTTCCAAGCACCGTGCCGGAAAAAACGTCCATAAAGGACGAAAGGCCCTTCTTCGACTTTTCCAGTCCCTGCTCGTACTCGTTGGAGTCAAGCGAAATCTTCGCGCAAAGATTGAAAACGTCCAATTTCTCACCCCTTTCCCCCTGCATCACGCAGTTTTTTGCGCATATTTTCGATGATTTCATCCGCTGTGCGGGTTTCTTCCGGCGCGGGGTGAATCATATCATAGTAGCGGGCGGGGAGTTCGCCGCCCTGCTGCATGGCCGTAATAAAGCTCAAAGCCGTGTCTGTGATGTAGACGCGAAAGAGAATTTCGTCCATGTCTGCCTTTATCACGTGCGGCAGCGCCGACACAAGGGCATGTGCCCTCAGTTTCGGCAGCTTTGTCAGGGCCGGGATTACTCGCTCTGCGCCTCCGCACTGCGCAGCGAGGCGAAAAAATCCATAAAATCCTTATCTTGCAGCAGCTTGCGCACCTGGTTGCAGGTGGTGATGATGTTTTGCTTTCCGGTTTCTTCCGCCGTCAGGCCGTTAAATGGCGCAAGGATGGCGTACACGTCTGCGCGATGGGCCTTGAGCAAAATCGGCATAAGCGCGGCAATCTTGGCCAGCCCGAAGCGCATCACTTCCGCCTCACTGCGTGTGCCAGCGGGCAGCACCTTTTTCAGCTCGGCCGCAAGCGCCTCGTCTTGCACGATGTTGGTTACAGGCACCGTGATTTCCAGCGCCACGTCCAGCGCATCATCCGTGCCCAACTGCGAAAAAATCCTCATAGCTACTCCTTACTTACTCACTTGCATCAAGGCTGTAAAAGACCATCGGCATGGTGTCCTGCGCGTCAATGGAGACGTGGCCGGTCAGCTCCACAGAGAGCTGGCCCTTGCCGTTTTTGGTAGTTTGTAGGCTAAAGCCGCCGGTAGACAGCGCATTTTTGATCTGGATTGCCACGCAACCGCCGTCTGCACGGTCGCCTACCCACCACAGGTCTGTAAAGTCGGTCTGCTTCAGGTCACGCCGGGGTGTCACGATGTCCTTTTTGCTGGCGGTTGTGTCGCCGATGTCTGCAGCACCCAGAGCCAGCTTGATAGCGTTCGCACTCAGGCCCAGGCTGGTAAAGGACATCTTGCACTCCCAGCTGTCCAGGTGCTTCAATTCCTTCATGTTCGCCGGGCAGTTGTCCACGTCCTCACCCAGGTCGCTGTATGTGGGCACGCAGGTGGCGTTGATGCCGCCGGTGGTTGCGCAGATAATGTCCTCGTCAGCGGGTGCAGCGGGCGTGGCGGGAGTAAACTTTTTCAGCAGCACACCCGCATCCAGCTGCAGCCCCGAAAAGGTATCCTGCGGGATTACGGTAAATTTACCCATTTAATCACCTCAATTTGGGCATAAAAAATCGGCGGTAACGTTGATGTGCCGCCGTTTAATGTTTCTATCCGTTTCGTCTGCCAGCGACTGGCACCAAGGGGAGCCGCGTAAAAGCCAGATGTAACCATCGTCACACTGGATAGTCGCACCACCGATGCCCAAAGCCTCCGCAAGCTCTTGCACTTTGGCATTCGGTACGGCTTCGCCGGTGGTGTAAAACCACATATTGACGCTCAATGAGACAGGGCTGCCGCCCCATGCATCAAAAACCGCGTCATATGTCAAGTATGGGAAAGTGACGTCCTCCGGTACCGCGTTGCTGGCGTATGCGTCCATAAATCGGGAGAAAAAAGCCTGTAGAGCTGCACCTTTCGTCATTGCGGCAGGTCCTTTCTTTCGGCCGTGAAGAATTTAAGCCGCCGCAGACTGGCGGATGCACTCTCAGGGGCCTTTTTCTCTTCCGGGTCGCTGGTCACTCGGTATGTGGTGCCGGTGCTGTTATCGCGGTAAAAGTCGCCGTACTCGATGGGCACGTCTTTGTCTACAAGGCCGGAGTATACGCTTGTCACGCCCTGCTTTTCAGCGGCGCGGGCCTGCATACTCGTATCAAGCGCAAAGTAGTTTTTAAACGTTGCACCGTCAGTCCATGCGATTGTGTAACCGCCTTCACCGTCCGGCTGGCGCGTTTTGTCCAGCAGCGTACAGTCACGCGCAAAATCGTCAAGCAAACTCATAGCTTCCTCCACTTCTTCAGCCGCGCGGCAAAAACGCTTTGCCAGCTCAACGCAGAGCCGCCTTGTGCAGCGTTTCCGCTTGCTTTGGTGTAACTGTACCCGCCAAAACTTTCGCTCTGGTAGGGGCTTTGAGCCGCCTTTTCGTTGGCTTCGCGCCACGTTTGCACATCTTCGGCCAGCTTTACAAACTCGGCCGGAACGGCAAGTGCCCACACCGCGCCAGTGAACTCCTCATCCTGCAGCACACAGCTGCCGTACTGGTACAGCCCATCGTTAAACACGCTGCCAGCAATCCAAAAGTATTGGCCAGATTTAAGAAAAGGCAGCGAAATGCGGCCTTTGACGATGGAAAACCGGCCCAAATGCACACCGCCCGGTACGACAAACCAGTTCTTGCACTCTCGCATCAATTCTTCAAGCATTTACGCTGCCCTCCTTTTATCAGCCCTTGGCGTTCACGGCGGCCTTAGCTGCAGCAGGATTGACAGTGATGACCGCAATGCCGTCCAGGTACTCAGCCCACAGCGCCATGCCCATAACCGCAAAGCTCTCACCCACAGCAGTGCCATAGTTGCCCTGTGCGTGGAAGCCGATCAGGGGAGTTTCACCGCTTACGGTGTAAGTCAGGCCCAGGCTGGCGAACTCGCTCGAGGGGTCAACATAATACAGGTCAATGTTCTCAACGGGGGTTGCAATGACCTTGTTGCGGGCGATCTGAGTTGCGGGCAGCAGGAACAGGGTGCTATAACCCATAAAGTTCTTGATGTAGGTCAGGCCGAAAGCGTTCTGCACGGTCACCTGAGCGCTGCCCAGATAGTCGTAAGCGTCGAGAATGTTGGCAAAACCAACCACCTCGGTCACGTCCTTCTGGATGGTGGCAAACTTGTTCAGCACCTCGCCCTGAGCCTTCGCCAGAGCGGCCTGCCAGGAGGCAGCCTCGCCGGTCAGGCTGCCGGTGTTCAGGAAGGTGTAAAATTTGCTCATCACCTCGTTTTGCAGCTTTGTCAGGAAAGCGTCATCGGACTTCTGTACGGCGATTGTCGCGCCGTACTTGTCCACATCTTCGATGGGCACGGCTTTTGCGTACTTTTGCAGGGTGATGTCTTCCTTTGTGGCCTGGGTGATAGTGGCCTTGCTATAGGGGATTACAGCACCGGCGGGCACAGCGCCGCTCTCCAGCGCAACGCTGGCGGTGTAAGACACCAGCGAGGTGCCTGCCTGCTTGCGGATGGGCCGCATGATGCCGTAGATTTCCCGCAGTGCGCCCCAGTTGTCGGCAAAGCGGGTCACAAAGTCCAGTTCCCGCGCAGTCACGCTGGTGTAGACATTGGGCAGACTGTCGCGGGGGGTGGTCAGGGTTTCAACTTTAGTTGCTGCCATTACATGGCTCCTTTCATGTGTTCTGGTTGTTCAGGTTTTCCTCAATGGCCTTCAGACGCGCCTCATAATCCATGACATAGCGCCCCTTTTCGTCCTTTTTGTAGATGTCGGCCATCGTCAGCTTTGCGCCGCCGCTGTTGGCAGGCGGGGTGGCTGTGTCAGCTCCCTTTGTACTGGTGGTGGTGATGTACTCGCTGTAACCGTCCTTCAGGCTCTTTTCCAGCTTGTCGGCATCTTTTACAGCTCCGTCCTCATCCAGTTCCAGCGTATCAAGCAGGCCGTCAGCCTTTGCCAGCTTCGCCACGCTCTGCAAGCGCTTTTCGGATACACCGATTTTTTTCAACACGGCTTCCACTGCCTTTTCTTTGGCGGCGGTTGCCTTTTCAGTGTCAACGGCCTTCTTGTAAGTCTCAAAGGCTTTATGTTCGGCCTCGTACTTCTCTTTATAGCCGCCTTCACCCTTGCCCTTGATCTCATCCAGTTCCTTTTGGACGGCGGGCAGCTTCTCCGCGTCAGCTTTATAGCGTTCAACGTCCGCTTTCAGGCCGTTCACGGTATCGGTGTGGGCTTCAATGATAGTGTCCTGCTGCTCGTCGGTCAGCCCCATACCTTTAAGCAGTTTCCGAGTAATTGCCATCTTTTGCTCCTTTTCTTCGGTGCCGGTCCTTCGGCATTCGCAATTTATACAAACGTCAGTGCTTCGACGTTTTACCAAACTTATAAAAATGCAGCTGCCTTAAACAGCTGCAAAATAAAAAGCCGAAGGATTATTTATCCTCCAGCTCACTTTTGATAATTTTTTGATATTGCTGCGCGTGATCTGCCACTGCGGGCTTGATATACGGCCGTGCGCGTTGACCGTGCGTCATGTGCCAATTGCCTTTTGCGTCCTTGTAAACCCACGGGGTGGGTCTACCGCCTGTCACATACTTGCCCGTACCCATCTCGACATAGACGGCATACTCGCTGTCTGTGCCAACATAGGCGGCCTTTTCGCCGGAGTCTACCGTGTGCGTGATGCTGTTGCGCAGGTTGCCGGTATCAACGGGGCACAGCTTTTTTGCATACCCCTCTGCCACAAGCCCGCATTTTTCAAGCCCTCTTGCCATAGCTGCGTCAAGGGCCGAAAGCACCTCGTCGCTGTGATCGTCAAGTGTTAATTTCATGGCGCATCTCCTAAAAATGGGCATAAAAAGCCGCCATCGGTTAATAGCGGTTTTCCATTGAGTGGAATTGCTTGTGCTATTCGTATTTTTCAATATCTCTTTTTGTGCAATCAATAATCTCGTTGTCATCGTCCAATTCAACAAGATAATATGTATCACTTGTATTCCTTACATCGACAACAACGCCTGTTTTCCCAGATGCAATAATTCTAACTTTGTCAAATTCCCTAATCATTGTTAGGCACATCCTTTCTATACGCCGTTGTTATTCTCGGCTTATCTTTGCCCGGTTCGGAAATCCAGCAAACTAAAAAACTCTTTTCCTTTCCATCAATACCGAGCTGCATATACATAGAAAACTTTTCACTTCCATCTTGAAGTTTCCTAAAATCTTGCGCTTTTTGCATGTCAAACTGCCGTGCAATGTCATACCGCAGCTGCAAAACATCCTTTTCCGTATACCCGACATTGAAAAACTGATCCGCGTGCTTTGCCCCAAATTTAAGGAAATACCCCGTAAATTTTTTCGGTGTAGTAACGCACGGAGCATTATTTACAAAATCCGTTTGCCGTTTATCCGTTTTCAGCCGTGCCCACTTTTCAGGCTCATTATATTTTAGATTCTGGAAGGAATCAAGAGTGCCGGGAACATTCTTCCCCAGAACGCTTTTGTATTCCGCCCATTGTGCCCGGTCGGACGAGAGTTTTTTGCCTTTTTTGATGTACGTATCCCACACATACCGGTTTTCAGACTTCTTCCAGCTTACCCACTGCGCATAGGTCATATCTGATATTAGTATGCTCTTTCCCGTTTCCGGGTCACGTGCGCGCCGCAGTGGGTTCGGGGCTTTTGGCGCATCGTCCAGCGCTGCAATAAGCGTACAGCGGCAGTTATATACAAGATATCCCGGTGCGCTTGTGTCACCGGGATACATGATCTCATAGCCGTCCACATGAAACGGCTTGTCCGTTTCCGCCGTCTGGCCGTCCAGCATTGCGTGCGCGTGGCGTGTGCGCCCGTCCAGCGTGGCCAGCCATTCCTTTTTCAGCTTGATGCCCATCTTTTCAGCGGCGTGGTAACTGTCCATTCTTCCCGCATTCTGCGCAGCTGTAACGGATGTTCTCGCCGTTCTGATTGCACTTGCCCGGCTCATGTTTTCCATGCGTTGCTGCAGATCATCCGCAATCCTGGATATGCTTTTGCCCTGCAAAATACTGCTTGTTATACTGGCTGTAATTTGCTTTTTACCATATTCCAGGTCAATGCCGCGCTTTAATGCACGCTTTGGTGGATAATACGGCATAAGGCCCGGTTGCTCTTCAATCAGCCTCCGCACCGTCTGCTCATCCCACAGTGTAAAATCTGCTTTGTCGCTGACTTGCTCAATCGTGTATGCGGCATAGTTGCGATTCAACGTATAAATTCCAGGCGTTGCGTCGTTGGCGTAAGCAACGGCCACTTCATGCGCGTTTGTGTACCGCTCGGCTACTTTATCGCGCAAGGCTTCAAAGCGTTTTCCTCGCCCGATTTGGGCCAGTCTCCATTGCTTGTAAGCCTGCTCGGTAATTTCGCCCGCTTCGGCCTTTGCGGCCATTTCTGCGTCACGCTTTTTAAGCGCCTCAAAGAAGGCGTTTACAGTGTCCGTCAGCTCTTCGGCCGCCTGCTTAAACTCTGCCGCAATGCGCTTTTCCAGCGCCGACAGTTGCTTGTCCGTCCACTTGTGAGCATAATCAGGCTTCGGCATTGCCCATCAGCCCCTCTTGCTGCATCATACTCTGGTCGATTTCTTCCGCCGCTTTCCGCCTCATCAGCTCTTCGTACTGGTCTGCATCGCCAAGCAGCGTGAGCGCCTTTTTTGTAATGTATTCATCATCATAGTAGGCCGCTCCCAGCATCAGGGTTTGCATTTCCTCTTGCGCGTTGATGATTTTGCTACGTGTATATGTCGGCTCATCGTCGATTCCAGCAACCGCCAGAAGGCCCTTGATGCACCGCGTCACACACGCCTCGAACTTATCGCATTTGAGATCAAGCGGAACATAGCTGGCTTTAATTGCCGTCGCCGTTTGATTCCCGGCGGACACGGCCGAACTGTCGAACGCCTGGAAGTCGTCATACAGCCGTTTTGTCAGCATGTCGATGGTCTGCTGTGTGCCCGCATATGGGGCCTCTATGCTCTGAGGTGTTGCTTTCGCGCCCTCGTCACCGTCCGCATGGGCGACATGGGTCGTTTTCAGACGCTCAATAAATTGCGCGTCGTCCAGCTCATCCATGCCGCCGCAGTTGGTCAAAACCCAGTAGATCAAGTTTCCCTCGTCCACGTTATTGACCATGTTGCTGCTGGCCAAATCCAGCGCGTCAATTGTGTTTCGGCGGCCCTGCATCTCGCTCCGCGCGAATTTCCCGTTCCGAAGCGGCACGACCGGGAAAGATGGGTAATTCTCGCCCGCATAGATTTCTGTGCCGTCCGCCTCACTGTGGCGCTCTTTGAGCTTGTACGGGCGCTTCGGCTGCTGCACCTGCATTTCGCCGTCTTTGCGCTTGATGTACTGCGTGTATCCATCCACCTCATACAGCACAGCACGCAGCGGCTTGCTTTCGTCAATCTGCCAAAAGCGGATGCCTGCCATCAGAGCACCGTTTTCTTCGTCGTATAGCGGCGCAAATTCTTCGGCGGTAAAAACCTGCGTGTGGTCGTAGTTCCAAAAAACAAACGCTTGACCGCTAATAAGAGCCTCGCGCGCTGCATCCTGCATATCCTCATCAAAGCAATCACACAATTTATCTTTTGTGCTGTCCTCGCTGAACGTGATGCCATTGCCCAGCAGATACGATACCTCTTGGTCAACCACGCGCCCGAAGAACTTTGACGCAATTTTGTGGTTGGCTGTGTACATATCCCGGTGCGCCATGCCCTTGAAGTCATAGACGATTTTCTCATACCGGTTGATCGTGGGATTCTCGCCGGTGTAGTAGAGCCGCGCATCCTGCGCAAGGCGGTATCCATCACTGCTTTTATACTCGTGGATTGCGCTCAGCACAAAATCCATCCGCTGGCGCTCGTCCTCGCCCACCTCTAAGAGGTCCTGATAATACTTGATGATATTCACCACCCTTGCGTCAAAATGCTCTTATACGGCTTTTCTGCCGCGTCTCCGGCCTTGCCCGCTGTGCTCTCCATCGCATACCGCACTGCGTCGATATGGTGGTTATTGATATCTGGATACCCCTCCAGCACCTCGCCGGTCTTTGCGTCGCGCTCGTACTCGTACTCGCTAAACTCTTTTGCTGTGTCCGGGCAACGTTCCGGGTCGATCACGATTGCCGCCAGCATTTGCAGCCATTTTGTGCCGTAACGAACGGATTTTGGCCCCTTGCGGGCCGGGAACGTCTTTACTCCGTACTTGTTATAGTCGGCGATGGATTTTGGCTCTGCGCTATCTGCACAAACCTTGTCCTCTCGCGTCAAACCTCTATCCAGCAGCAGCTGCGCCGTGTCGCGGTTGGCCGTGCGTCTCCGCGTCAACTCGTCAAAGATGTACAGTGTTCGTCGTGCCGCGTCATAGTGCATTGCGTTGTACGCCCAGGGGTCAGGGTACCAGCCCCAGTCCACACCGCGCTTGATACGATCAAAGCCGGCAATCTGCTCATCGGTGATTTTTTCAATTCGCAGATTTTCAAATACGGCTGTTCCGCTGCCGACAACCTCGCCTAAATACTCATGCCGGTATGCTGTTTCGTTTGTGCGCTCCAAGTATTCCGCATCCGCCAAAAAGCGTTCGCCCAGCCACTCCACCGGCGTTGTTTTGTATGTGCTGTGATGCACCAGCTTTCCGTCGCGGGCCTTGAGCGCGTAGCCGTTCGCCCAGTTTCGCGCCATTGCGGGCGGATTGAAGGACTTGAAGGTAATAAACCAATCACCACCGCGCAAGCAGGATTGCTCCACGTTGCGGATTTGCTCCTCGCCGTCAAACTGGTCAAGCTCCTCAAACCACGCAATGCCGATGTAACCAAACGGCATTTTGATCGACTTTACCTTGCCTGGGTCGTCCATGCCAAAAAAAAG